CGGAGGCTACAACTGCGCCTCGCGGTTGATCAAACCCCGGTACCTCAGACGCCAAGTTATACAAGCGGTTGGGCGCCATGCGCCAAGCATTCTGATAAGGCACCTGCACAATAAGCGCAGTGGCTGTACCAAAAGCTTCAGTTTCCGCTAGGTAACCACGATCATCGGTATTGGGGTCTGGCACAGCAGGGCTCATAGTAAAAATGTTACTCACGCCAGTAGGCTTGAACCAAGCATTAATACGACTGAGCTTTTGTGCGTCCGACGAGGTGACCAATCCATTGTTCAAAGTCAACTTCAACTTGACGCCCCCCCTAAAGAAGGCGTAGGGTGACATAACATACGAGTGATAGCTGGTGTCCATGGCATCACCGGCCACTGCAAACCTGCCCTTGTTGGCCCAGGGATAAAACCTGAAGTAGCCAAAGCCGGTAAACGGCAGTCCGATGTGCACAAACCGCTTAAGGAGCTGCGCAACCGACGTAACAACCTCGGAAGCACTAGACTCAGCAAAGGCCACATCCATGTTAGGATCGACTGCATCACCAACGGTGTTGCAGTCAATTTCACCCGTGTTGACAAGGTCATTGGGACCTTGAGTGACAATGGGGTCATTGAAAGGAATTAAGTTGCTTGTCATTGGCTGCACAAAGTGCATGTCATCCATTGCGCGGATATACACCGAGCACTGAACATTGGGAGAGACGGTCTCTGGGCAGTTAAGCCCAGTGACAGCATGGACATACATCCTGCCGAAAGGGATGCTGGTCTCCATATAGTCAACGGGAAGCATGTAGGGAAACGCGATACATATCTCGCCCCCTTCAGCCAAATCGATGACTGTCCTATGAAGATAAGCCGCTTGGCTGAGCGTGTTTGTCACTGGAACTGGGCCAGGGACATACGACACTTGCAACTTCCCTCTGTGTAGTGCAGTCTTTGCAAACTTGATCTTGACCTCAATACCACCCCTGTAAAACGCAAACATCCTAGCTAAATAAGCCACGGGCGTTATAAAGTTCAATGTAGGGGAGATGAAGAGTCCAAGATTCTGCGGCACAAAACTTAGCTCGTAAATGGGATCGGTGAGGCTGGAGCCATTCGAGTATGTGAAAACACTCAAATAACTCCACTGTCGCTTAATAAAATTAATTGACATCTCATCCTGCCCACTAGGAGCCACATCAGTTATAGTGCGCAATTTCGCATCAGCGTCCAATGATAGCATGTGGGATGGATCCTCGCCATTGCAATTGGCGAGGACCGCAGTTGGATTGTTCGTCACACGGGCTACGCTAGCCTTACTGTTTGGT